GGGGTCTGGTAGAAGTTGGTTCGTTGTGTTCTGGTCTTGAGAATCAATGACTTACATGTTTTATGACTCGCGCTTCGAGAGTCATCAAGGTCTAGACCGTCGTCGCTTACGATAGGCCGTTCAGTGTGCGGAACTCTACCGGCTTCTGCTTCTGTTCGGCATAGTTGATAGCCATCTGCATCATCGGAGTGGTTCCAAGATCAGTGTAGACGACCACACCCTCTGATCGCTTGATCCATGCGAGTTGGTTCTGGAGTGCGATGTCACGATCGAGGCGATCACGGAAGTCGACGGCCTCAGCAAAGAATGCAGACGGTGAGATCGGGGCCTCGCGGCGCTTGTTGCAATCCTTGAGCGCACGAATCTCGAATCGCTTGGTCATGGCCACCAGGGCGGCATCTTCACCAATGAATGGGACGATGACCACGACACACCGGCGCTTGGTATGCACCGTCGAGATGTTCTCGGTACGAGCTGCCAGCAGCGAAGAGAGCGGAGTTTGCACTCCGGTCTCTACCTTGGTTTGTCCAACCGGATCTTGGTCTGCCTTACCGCCTCGATGGAACTGAGTTGTCAGGAGTCGTTGAACTTTCGCGAATGGAATCGTCTGGGCCATACTGTATTTAGGTGCTCAGGATAATCAGGAGATTCGTGTTCGTCCTGACCGATGGCACCTTGTACTCCTTACCCTTGGCCATATTGTAAATCCGTTCGTACTCTCGGACACTCCACGAGGCCTTGATCAGACCTTCGGGCTTCCGGACGCGCCTGGTCACCGACTTGTCTGGATCGAGGTTCAGGATGCTCGTGCCCTTGAACATGAAGCCTGCATCGGTTGCGAATATCTTGTACAGCTGGCGTCGTCCCGTGTCGTACAAGAACGCTCGCTTCTTGCCAACGAGGTCCTGGGGTTTGACACTCGTGATATCGAGCTTCTCGTCTCGGATGCAATACTTGACCCACTTGGTCATCTTGAGCGGATCGACCTTCTTGGGCTTCATGACTCGCTGCTTGCGAACCTTGACGGGCTTCGAATCGACCAGCTTCAGAACGAACGCGAACCACTTCTTCATGTGCTTCGGGTATGCTTCGGGTTCGGCTTCGATCGTCGCCAGTTCCCGTTCGCAATAGTTCTTGATCGTGGTCGTGTCGCCGTTGAGTTCGATCACCGGATCGACATAGCGATTCATCACCATTGCCTTGTCGAGTGCGTTGTCGAAGCTCTCCATCATCGGATCATTTCTGACGCGGCGCTTGGGCTTCGGGACACCTTCCTCGTCAACCTCGACAACCGCCGATCCGAGGTTCTCGAACCAGTTCATCATGTCTTGCTTGTACTGCTTGGTCAGGACCAAGCCCTTGAGTTCCATCCGAGCCAGGGCGGCATAGGTGCCAAACACCCAGAGCGGGGAATCGTTGATTTTGGCGACGAGGTCTTTCCGATCGTGCTGCTTGGCCCAGAGCAGGCACCATTCACGACGCTTCTTCTCGTCGCTGTTCATGTTGTAGAAGTTGAGTGCTCGAATGAGCTGGAGTCGAGTGACTTCCTCGTCCGGCGCCCAGACGGGCTCTTTGGACTTGCCCATCGCTAGATCTATGAGCTCTCGCTGCAAAGATTTCGACATTCACATATCTCCGGTTTGAGTTACAACACTACCACGTAATGATAGTGTATAGGATCTCATACCAAAAGTCAAGTATCAGAATTGAGGAAGATCCTCAAGGACTCGAGCGAGTTGAAATGCTTTTCGTTGATGACGATTTGTGGAACCGCACGTTCACCCGGGAACTTCCGCTTGAAGTCTTCCACAGTGTAGTCAGTGCCCAATTTCATCACAGTGGGTTCATGACCGGAACGCTTGAGCATCGCGAGAGCTGTGCGGCAGCCGGGGCAGTTGTCTTTCGAGTATAAGATAGTCTGATTCAATTGTCAAGATTCCATGTGCTTGTCGAAGTCGGCCTTGGTTTTCAGGTGGTGCGGGCGATCTGACAGTGCTGCCGTTGTCAAGTCCTTTGCCTTCTTGTGAATCTTGTGATCACGAATCATAGACAGGCTATGACGAGTCTGGACGAGGTTCTTAGCATGTGCATGCGCCATTGCAGAGCTTGCATGACTCAAGTCCCTGTGACGATCACCTTTGCCATGATTGCCGTCTTTATCGTGCTTGACAGCTGTGTCTCGATGTGCCACGGCGAACATATGGAACTTGTCAGAGTGTGTACGTTCAACCGGGTTCATAGTGTGCTCTTGGAGGAATTCTTCGAACGTTTTCATAGGATTTCGCAACCTCCAGCACCACACGCGAACTCTTGTGTTCCGGTCGTGCCATCTTCTTTCTCGAAGGTATTTAACTCATCCCAGTCGATTTCCGGCATCTTGGCCAAGAGTTCTTCATACTGTTCTTTCGTGCATTCTTGGTACGGGGCCTGTTGATATGAGTGATCCGAGTGCGGCAAGAAGCTAACTCCAATGATACTGTCGAAGTTGTTGTAGACCCAATCACCAACGCCGAGCCACTCGTGGTCCCTGACATAAACTGTAATGGATACAGTGTGTTCAGCCCAATTCTGGATGAACATCTTGTAGTGTTCGAGTTGTTCGATGGCAGTTCGATCATTTCTGAATACCGCGTTGTGTGGACTGTGAACCGGGAAGCTGAAGACATCAGTATTGTCGGGCTTCATGAAATCATCTTCAACCGGAAAGCCCTTGAGACGCATGAACTGTGCGAGTGGATCGCGTTTATCGGCCCTAACGGTTCTGGTGTAGAATTCAGAGTAACGAGTGTGAATGCCCGATGCACAAGCAGCAAGCTGTGAAATTGTCCCAGATGGCTTGACGCATGTGATTGCTACCGATTGATTGATGCCTAGCTTCTCGGCCCACTCTTTGTTGACTTCGACGGCCGTGTCTTTCAATGTGCGCAGCCACGAAGCGGCTTCTTCCGAGGCAGTATTCAGAATCGGGTGATCCATGATGCCGGTCATCGAGACACCCAACAAGCGCTCCTCCTCGGCATTCTTCTTCCAGATGCTACGCAGGTACCTGAAGTTGGTCAATGTGCTCTGGAAGGTTCCGACGATAGTTGCCAAGCGGACTTTCGTCTTCAAGATTTCTAGAGTGTCTTCTGGGCGAACGATGACTTCGGATAGATTGCAAAAGCCAGCCGAGCGCAAGATGATCTCCGAACACGGATTCACACCAAAGTCGAAACCAGCATTGCGGCGACCGTTCTCGGTCACCTTTCTCTTGGCAGATGCGCGATTGAAGACACCACGTTCGCCAGACTTCGATTGGATAAGTGACAACCATTCTTGGAGGAAGATCTCCATCTCTGGACGTTCGTTGTATACAGCCGAGTTGTTGGCAAGAGCTCGCTGACCTTGTTCGATCCACCACTGACCGTTCTTTGCAGTGCGCATGCGATCGTCGGACAGATTCGAGAGTGATATGAGTGCAGCCCTACGGACGCCACCGACCACGACTATCTGTGCTACATAGCAGATGAGATCGTGACACTCGACCGATGTCAGCTTACGACCCGCTGCCTTCCTGAATGTCTGAACGGTGAAGTTGAATAGGTCATTCAGAGGTTTCGGCCCCGAGCTACGACCTCCGAAGGTCTTGAGCTTGGCACCCGCCGGACGTAACTTGGACAGATCCCATTTCGGAATCTTACCCGAGTAGAGTAATGAAATGAGTTCGCGGAATGCAGATGCCCAACCAATTCGGCTGTCAGCCACAATGATCGTTGTATCGGTCGGGAAGTGCTCTTCTGCCACGAGAGGTAGTTCTGCAATCGACTGGCGCTCAACAGAGAAGCCGACCCCGGTGCCGTTCATGAGGATGTACAGGATCTCGTCGAACACCTTTGGATGGTCGATCGCTACATATGCACAGTTGTAGGCCGCGACCTCGTCCCTGTCAAGTGCTGGACCGGCTGTCATCAGACAGCGAGCACTCGGGACGATCAAGAGATTCTGAATCGCTTCCTGGATCTCGGTCTTTGGGAAGATGCCCGGAAAGCGGCCATCGAAAAAGTCCACATACCGTTGAATGGTAGCTGGCCAAGACTCTCGGTGCCCCTCCTTCTCCAACCACCTGGCATATCGACTCTTATGGATGAACTGCTGGTATTGAGTCGGTAGCGCCGTTGTCATGGTTTCATCTCTTCCGTTGATTGTTCAAAGATTATAACGGTCGCATCGACGTTAATCAATGCGACCGAGATATTGTTAGGTTGTGTTAGTGGCCGTGCTTCGCTAGCTCTGCGCGAATCTCCGCGTGCATCTTTTCACGCTTCTCGTGTTCGACTTGTTCTGGTGTTTTGCCATCGTGAGTTTGCATGTAGAGTTCACGGATCTTCTTGTGACGGGCTTCGCGATCCGGATCGAGCTTGTTCAGGCGCTTCTCGAGTTTTTCGTGAACAGTCATTCTGGCCTCTTCAAGAGCTTCTTGAGTTTCGGTGAGTGAGCCTATGTGTTCGATTTCGTGAACCTTGTATCCGCGAGACTGATAGTGATCTTCGGCACAGGCCTGTGCAACCGATTCATCAAGGTAACCAGGCACTCGAATTGTGCGAGTGATCTTTTCATCTGACTGTGGCTTGGAAATGACAATGCCGAACTTATGGCCCGGCATGGCGCCTTCATTCAGAGTTGTCAGATTACCCATTCGTGCTTTGTTCTTGTGGATTGCAGACTGTTGACCGTGCCAGTTGGCTTCCTTGGTCTTGTCAGCCAGAGCAGCAGCCATGTGATCATGATGCATGGTCATGTGCATGTGATGACCTTCTTTGTCACCGCGACCGAGGCAACCTTGAGCCTGTGCATCGTGATATGCGGCAAGATCGAAATGTGCCGATTCATTGAGCGGTTCGAATTCCACTTCTAGAGGCCCTTCCTCCTTGAGGTACTGCGAACGCTTTGCCTTTGCTTCGTCAGCCTTCTGGACGTTTCCGGTCTTCTTGTGGAACGCTTCCATGTGTTCGTAGTGTGATGCCATGTGCTTCTGGAACTCACCAACGTCTTTGCGATGCGAAGCTGCCATCGCCATATCGGCATGGTATTCGGCTTTCATCTTGTGGACGCCTGGAGTCAGGTTCTCGAGCTCTTCAAGAACCTCTTGTGCTTCTGGAGTCGTAACTGCCTCTTGGATGATCTCGGCAGGTTCGAAAAACTCTTTGAATAGTTTCATAGGTGAATCCTCAAACTTCGTGCGATCCACCAGAGGTATGGCGAATGACGTGCCACTTCTTGGACTTTGCGCCCTGGCGAACGGTGTGCTTGGAAGTCGGCATGCGCTTCTGGAGTTTCTCGAGATGCTCATTGGCTTCATGTTCGGTTTCGAACTCTTCCTTGAGCATGTCATGATATTCGTTGAAAGGAATCATATCAGTGTCCTTGAATAGCTGGGTTTGTCAGAGATATTTAAGGGGTCTGACAAAGAAAAGGTTGACCCCAATGAGGAACTCAGAAGGGGTCGGGTCTGAGGCTTAGGCTACCTTGCGGAATTCCTGAGCGTAGAAGTCATCGTTTGCACTTAGACTTTTGCTTGTTTTTGGCAAGAGAACAGCACTCTTGGATTGTTCCGTTTATCGTCTTTTGCCTGTCGAAGCCTGGGCAGGCCCATCAAATGAACTCCGCCTACTGACGGCGCGTCCCCGCCTTCTCTTTGCTGATCAATCTTACCGATCAACCCGTCGAAATCGAGCGCTTTCAAGGTTCGTCCGGATTTCCCGGAGCTCATTTGGTGGACCTGGCGGGAATCGAACCCGCGTCCAAACAACGTATTTTCAACATCCACGTCATCCTTGACGAACAATCATCTTACACTTGGCTCGCAATCTGTCTAGCCAATTTCTTCGGGTACTTGTACGTTTTACCGTTCGACTCCCAAAATACGTGGTCAATGTACTGACCGTTGAGTGAGGGACCAACGCCTTCGGCTCTTGCGATATCGATTTTCGACACCGTTACCTCTCTACCCGAAACCTTGACGAGATCACCAACCTGGATTCCAACTTTCGGAAGCTTCGAGATCTTGACTTCCTGATGAGCGGAACCGTGAACTTTGTCTGCCAACTTCGACATCATGTCGATGTGCATTTCGCCACCACGGATGCGCGAGGTCAAAACATGCACCGCGTGCCGAATGCCTTCCTGCTGGGCTTCTGGAGTGGCATCATCCCAGTTGATAGCCTTGGCTTTGTATTTGCGAGACTCAAGTACCATCGGTGGATGGTCTACTCCAGACTCATATTCGCTAATCCGAGAACGAATCTTGATCAAGTCCTTTCGGATCTGTTCATTCATCTCGTCCGTCGGCTTCCTGTCAGATTCAAGACTTCCGAAACGGTCGCCGGAACAGGCGCCCTGGAACCATCCGTCTTTCACTGTGTAACCGTGCTTTGCCATCGTGCCACGAGTTACGGCTTGGATGCTACCGCAAATCGGACAATGACCGCGAAGCTGGATTCGGTGATCTTGGGTATCTTCTTTGAGGAACTCTTTGAATGTCTTCATTTAGATACTGTACTAGATTACCGGACCAATGTCAACTGATATTTACCGACCTCTGAAATATGAGTGAATCAACCAGGCCAATGGTTTCACCTGGAGCGGTTGCTTGATTGGGCCCTTTGGCTCTACATGGTACTTGAGCGGTGGATAGACGCGACCTTTGTGAGTCATATGATCGGCCTTGACAAAGACGCCATCTACAGTTTCCATATCACCAATGTCCTGCTGGGCAGTCTGCATTCAAGAGAGCAGTCTTGGCTGGCATGAAGCAGCCACATAGAGTACATGTCTTGGTTGTACTATTGAAATTCGGGCATGTCAAGCAAATTGCATATCGCTTCTGCTTGAGCTCATCCGGTGAAATCTTGAGATCGCCCTTGAGGATGTCTTTGACGACATCTTTCAAATCATAGCTCATCCGAACAATTCCATCAGGCCGCGAATCTTTGGGTCTTTGCCGAACGGCGAGTTGAGGATCAGACGCTTGCGATCCTCTCTGGTGACTTCATACTCGTCGAACTCCTTCATGACCTCACTCATCGGACTTGCCGACGCATAAGCCTGTTCTAGACGAGTCTCGAAAAACTCACGCGGGTTTGTTAGCTTCTTGATAGACATCGAGCATCATCCCTAGTTCACGAGCCTTTGGACTACGATAGACTACAGTCTCTGTCATGCCACCACATGGTG